AAACGCAAGGCGTATTGAAACCTCTAATTATTTACATTGCTCCGGTATCTATAAGGTATCGGGGTATTTTTGTGTGGATGTTATGTCAATGGCAGACGGAAGGGTCGCTCCCTTCATCCCGGTTCGATTCCGGGACATCCGCTTTTTACACCTAGACGGCGGCCCAATAAAAATCCACGATGCGGGTCGCAAAAAAGTTGTATTTACGTGGAAGATATAACAAAGAATGGCTCTGGAGTAATTAAGGAACGTGCGTCATCGTTTCGTACGCACAGGTGTTTTTCAAGGGGCAAAACTTTATAACTGTAATGGGTCTTCTGTGTTCTGTCCTATACAAACACAATTATTCGAAGAACACGGTAGTGCCAAGGCAGGCGCGATAAACATAGTGTCACGGGCATACGCCCGTATGGAGAATTGGCAGAGAGGAAATGCAACTGATTGCTAATCAGTACACCGGGAACGGTGCGGAGGTTCGATCCCTTCATTCTCCGTTATCCATTGTAGAAGGAGGTGAGCCGAATGGCCAAAGGGAAATATATAGATTGGATTGAGCCGGAAGGCTTGCTAAAGCTGGAGGGCTGGGCCAGAGACGGATTAGTAGATGAACAGATAGCCCAAAACATTGGGATAGCAGCATCTACACTCTATGAATGGAAAAAGCAATACCCGGAGATTTCAGAGGCCTTAAAAAAGGGGAAAGAGGTCGTGGACCGTCAGGTGGAAAACGCTCTCTTAAAAAGGGCTTTAGGATATGAATATGATGAAATAACGACAGAGTATGGCAAAGAAATCAAGAGAGTTACAAAGCAGGTCGTGCCAGATGTCACGGCGCAGATCTTCTGGTTAAAGAACCGGAAACCGGATCAATGGAGAGATAAACAGCAGATAGAACATTCAGGGGAAATTAAATCAGAAAAACTATCAGATATTATTTCTCAATTAGGCGGTGAAGGGCTTGAAGAATAGTTTTCCGTTATCACAAAAGTATATTGATTTTATAAACACAGTAGACGGGGTAGATGCAGACTTCTTAGAAGGAACAACTGCCTCTGGGAAAACAACGGTCGGCGCAGGTGTAAAGTTCATGAACATGGTCAGCCGTAGTAGCAAGAAACTTCATATTATTGCTTCCAGATCAACAGGTACTGCGGAAAAGAATATCATTCATTCAGACAATGGAATATTAAATATTCACAAAGATGCTTGCTATTACGGGAATGGTGACAAGAATAATAAACTGCCGCACATAAAATTTGAAGGGAAACTCATTTATGTGCTGGGGTATGACAATAAAGATAAGTGGGAGAATGTCCTGGGGTCACAGTTTGGTTGTGTCTATATCGACGAAATCAACACGGCAAATATAGATTTTGTCAGAGAGATTTCTACCAGGAATGATTACATGATGGCAACACTAAACCCGGATGATCCGAACCTCTCTGTTTATAAGGAGTTTATCAATAGATCCCGTCCATATAAAAAATATAAAGGTGATGTTCCGCATGAAATTATGGCAGAACTGAAAGAGAAACCAGTACCACGATGGAGGTATTGGTTTTTTACATTTCAAGACAACCTAAGTCTTACTCCAGAGATGATAGAAAAAAAGATAAGATCTGCACCGCCAGGTACAAAGCTGTACAAGAATAAAATCCAGGGACTGCGGGGCAAAGCAACAGGCCTGGTATTCCCGAATTTCGATCGCAAGGAGCACGCTGTACCTGCTGCCTGGGTAAAGCAGCAGATCACAGAAGGAAAGCTCCAGTTTAAGAAGTTTACAGCGGGCCTGGACACCGCTTATTCCACAAAGTCTCCGGACACCATTGCCATGATCTTCCAGGGCATCACAATGGATCGGAAGTTGGTTACCCTGGCAGAGAAGGTCTACAACAACGCAAAGCTCCAGGAGCCGCTTGCCCCGTCGGATACAGCAGTCAAGTTCATCGAATTTTTAGAACGCTGCCGGGCAGAGTGGGGCTTCGCGAGAAATGTGTTCGTAGACAACGCAGACCAGGCAACACAAACAGAACTTCGGAAGTGCAAACGGTTGCACGGTAGCATGTACTCCTTTGTGGACAGCTACAAGAAAGTGGAGATCCTGGACCGAATTAACCTCCAGGTGGGGTGGATCCAGCAGGGATGCTACCTGGTTGTAGACACTTGCACAGAGCATCTGTCCGAGCTGGATAGATACTCCTGGGATGAAGACAAAGACAAACCGGAGGATCGCAACGATCACACCATCAATGCAAATCAGTACGCCTGGATACCATATCGAGGCATGATCGGGTATGAGGAGGGAGAAGCATGACAGATAGGCTAGAAAGCATCGAGATTGATGTCACAAAAGGGGTTTGTAAGATCAACGGAGAAGCAATCAGGGACAATATCACCGAGCTGCATATCCAGTTTGAGCAGGGTGTGTGGACGGTACAAAGAACGAGCATATACTTAGGAGCTATGGAGCTCCCAGCTAAGGAGGGCTAAACATGGAAGTAGTTAAATTGGTGCTTATGTGGATATTCCAGCTCGCCAGGCTGGGATTTATCTGTATTACATTGCTAACAGCATTGGCGATATTGAAGGACTGGAAAAACAAAAGGTAAGGAGGCTGAAAAGTGGGATTTATTCAAAAAATGGGGGACAGCATCCGGCGTGGGCTCCGGAGCTGGCTAAACATCACCCCGAGCAACCCTTACGGCATCCAGATCAACGAGGTCATGGACTTTGAGCTCTCTGCGATTAGGAATCGGATCTGGTACCGCGGGGATGGAAATGAGCTGGAGCAGATGTACCAGCAGAATCCGGAGTATGCGGACCGGTTTAAATTCTGGGCCTGCCGATCCACACCGGGAATGGAGATTCGGAAGATCCACACCGGACTTCCGGGGATGATCGTTCGGATTTTAAACAGCATCGTGGTGGCGGATATGAACGACTTTTTGTTCGAGAGTCCGCAGCAGGATCAGCTCTGGAAGGAGATCGAGAAGGAGAACAAGTTCCGAAAGAAGTTCGAGAAGAGCCTCAAAGAGGTCCTCTACATTGGGGATGGGGCCTACAAGATCACCGTCGATACCGGGATCAGCCCGTATCCGATTCTGGAGTGGTACCCGGGAGACCGCGTGGAGTATGTGTATCATAGAGATCGGATCAAAGAGGTTGTGTTTAAGACCCCTTACGAGTGCGAACACCAGCAGTATATTTTATACGAGTGCTACGGATATGGCTATATCAAAAATGAGCTATACCGTGGTAATCAGGCAGTTCCGCTCAATGCGATCGACCTCACAAAAGATCTTAAGGACTGGGCATTTGACCCGACTACAATCCTTGCAGTCCCTCTCCAGATCTATGAGAATACCAAGTTCGAGGGGCGGGGCGGCAGCATCTTCGATGGGAAGTTAGACTGCTTCGATGCCTTCGACGAGGCATGGTCACAATGGATGGATGCCCTAAGAGCCGGCCGGGCAAGAACCTATATCCCAGAATCCTATATACCGAGAGATCCCCATACGGGGGAATTTATGAAGCCAAACCCTTTCGACAACCGATTCATTCAGGGTGCAAATGACATGTCAGAGGGGGCAAAGAACGAGATCTCCACGGAACAGCCAGACATTCCGCATGACAGCTATTTGGCAAGCTACTGTACCGCGTTAGACCAGTGCCTCCAGGGGCTTATTTCTCCGAGCACCCTGGGGATCGACGTGAAAAAGCTTGACAATGCTGAGGCGCAGAGGGAGAAGGAGAAGGCAACTCTCTACACCCGGCAGGCAATCGTGGAGGCACTCCAGGAGACTCTTCCGGATGTCGTTGCTGCTTGCATTAACGCCTTTAATCTCCTGAACGGAAAGTCCGTGGAGGAGGTAAAGGTCGACATCCCATTCGGGGAATACGCGAACCCGTCATTCGAGAGTCTTATCGAAACCCTTGCTAAAGCAAGGCCTGGATCTCCGATCATGAGCATCGAGGCTCAGGTGGAAGAGCTCTACGGCGATAAGAAAGACCCAGAGTGGAAAGAGAAAGAGGTGCTTCGGCTC